CATAGAATTATTCTTTTTAAGGTTTACATTAGTTTTTTCACTTTGTGAAATATTTTTATCTCTTTTATCTTTTATAATAATAGATTGTTTTTCGTCAGGCTTCATATAAATGCCCTTGACATCAGCCGCTGGATTGGTCGTATAACCAATACCTAAGGGGTAAATCTTGCCTTTTATTAGCCTGTTTATAGGTTCCCCTTTGTCTGTTTTTCCAGATCCTCCGTATGACCTCAAAGAACCAACCATCTCTTCCATTTCATCAGGATCAGATATAATTCTAGCCTCGTCAAGATACTCACTTCCGACAGCTAAGACAAAATCGGAAAATCCGACTTCCCAACTCGTTGAAATACTGTGGTAAGTAGAGTTTTTTGGATCTACTGAATTTTCTACGGCCTCGGCGAAAGTTGGGTTGGCTGATTTATAAATCAAAGCACCAAGAGCTATATTGAATGGCTTGTTATAGCCTTCGAGCTCGTTAGCTTCCATTATTCGACTAGTTCCATACTCACTCCAACCAGCGTTAGCTATGTGACCTACGATGATTTCCTTATCGTGTTCAATATTAGTTGGCTTGTGTAAAAAGTTTTTTGTATACGCTATTGCGGTTTCAGAATCTATTCCGTCGCCGTTTTTATTAAATTTATTTACTACAGCAGCATTGAAAGCGACACCAAGAAGATCGATGTTATCTTCATAGTTCACTCCCTTTGGTAATAGGGATTCTAAATTATCGAGAGACGCTTTTGATATGAATGACTCACCACCCACACCGCAAGAGAAAATTTCAGCTTCGAAAGTCGCTGTGTATTTATAAGGATTTTTTTTGCTTTTACTTAGTTTCATTACTATGATACAATATTGCTGCTGAATAATTATCTAGTTCATGTTTAGCTGACATATCAAGTATCTCAGGCAAAACATTTAAATTCTGTATGTCTTCCAAGTTAGATACACAAGAAACAGCTTTTTGCGTCCAATTTTCGATATCAGTAGAACAAACTATAGCTTCACACAAGCTGTCTAACATCTTATCGTTATTCTTGGAGAATCTCTTTATGTTTAATTTGTCCCTCATTTCCTTCTTTATCTCTGCTCTAGCAGTTTCAAGATTCTGAATAGTTGTCTCTATATTTTTTCTTGAGTATTTTGCTTCTGATTTTTCTTGAGGAACTCCAGATGTGCCTACTGGTCTTCCTGGTTGTCCATTTGGGCCTTTGTTAACTTCGGTATTAGGAGCTTCAATAACTGGAACACCCCCGACAATAGGGTTGTAATAGCCATCCTCTCTTTCCTCTATGAATTTCTTTTGAGACGGCGCTAAGTCTTCTACTTTAGGGAACTTTCCAGTATGGAACATTTCCATGCCTTGTTGAGGTGTTATGATACCAAGCTCCATAAGCCTAGTTGCAACCTTCATTAATTGCGCTTCGTCCCTCATGTCTACATCTTTAAATATAGCTGTTGGGTAAGACCTGAATCCTAGTTCTTTGGAAATTCTTTTCATTTCCTTTTGCAGGAAGTCTGCCAAGAAAGCGTTTCTAGCCTCCTTAAGTCTATCAATAAATATTTGAGCTTTGACTTGTGTCGCACCATATTTTTCTTCGCCTACAACAACGTTCTGTAAACCTTGTTTGATATCCTCGTTGAGAGTCTTGTATTTCTCTGAACCAAGCACTTTATTAAGGTCAGGGATGATGAATTCCGCTTTGGTAGTATAGTCGGAGACCAAAACACGGCCAACACTTTCATTTTTGAAAAGGTTTTGCATCGCATTAAGATTTTGTGCATTTATACCTCCCTTTTCAGGTTCAGCACCCATTGTGATCAAAAGAATAACATTTTCGATGGTTCGTGTTATAGCCTGATCCATTTTCTTAAGCTCCATCTTCGCGTTTATATCCTCAAGCACTGGATATCCGAAAGGAATAGCAAATGGTTCGTAATCTTGTTTTTTATAAAACGAATGAGATACTTTGTCTGGGTCTAGTTTGATTTTTAAACCGTCCGTGTTGTAATTACCACGCTTTATACTTTCTTGAACGTCTTTAGGCAAAGCATCAAATGTTTCTTGATCCTCTTCTGTTGCTGGGTTCTGAAGTCTTGACATTTCATACTCAGAAAGTATTTTTTCATAAGCTCCCTCATTGAACGAAGCGGCTCTTGTCGCCACAATGTCATAAGGGTTCATTAAGATATATCTGACTGGTATTTTATTTTTAGCTATTCCAGTAGGAGCTATTGATTTAATCAATTCGGCAAAATCGTCCTCTTTAAACTTACCATCCAACCTATACAAAAATATATTACCACTCCTGTAATACTCTCTGAAATACTGGTCCTTTAAGTTGCTAAGGTTTATTTTTTTAAACCATTCCTCAAAGAATTCTCTGCTTTTCTTGGTGCCACCTTCTAAAAACAAATCAGTATTTGCAAATTCAGACATAATGTCCACAGCATTCCTGAAAACAGAAACATTAGCGTAAGCTTTTTGGCAAAGCTCTATAGCATCCCTTACATTAACTCCATCAGCGGAATACTTGTATGGAAGCATACCACTTCTTATGCTAGAGAACCTATCCGCCTTTTTGTCTAGAGCTGCTCTATTAAATCTTGTGACACCGTTCTGAGCTGATGTTACCCTAGAGGCTTTGGATGTATTATAAGAAGCCGAAGATGTGTAAAAAGCTTCACCCAGCATATCTGGTTGAAAATTAGCTGATTCACTAGCTATTGGTTCACTCTTCTCACTAAGCTTATCCCAATAATCAGATTTTTTTGTATATTTCCTTTTTGCCATAAAATATTATACACGGAAAAGTATAAAGTTAAACTTTTAACTTTGAAAAGTAACTTTTAAATTAAGGTATAAAATCTATCATCAAAATAGTTCTTCTTTTCCTGCTTTTATTCCAAGCATGGTGAAGTTTTCTATCATCGAAAATAAAAGACTCTCTGTCCTTCCACCTGTATATTTTGCCCTCTGTGCTAAGTCCAATATTACCAGTCGGACAATCAATCCCTAGGTGATATCTAAGATGAGGCGTTTTATATCCATAGTGAGGTTTTAAAATTGCTCCAGGTTCCATCCTAGAGAATCCACAAGCTCCATGAGTCGGTATGTGTTCTTTTATTAGAGATGTCGTAATTGGTATCATAGGTTGAAAAGTCTTCTCAATGTCACAGCCAACTCTTTCACCTATACTTTCTGTTCTTCTGTCAAATACAGGAAATAGAGTCCAAGTGTCGCCTTTGTTTATGTAAGTTGCTGGCCAAGCGGAAAATTTTTCTGCTATATTATCATATTCAGCCCTTATGTCTTCCCACCTATCTTCTAGGGGTTTAAATCTTTCCTTCAGTTTTTCGAAATCGTATTCCATTTTTTTTATTCTGTAAAATCTATTATTAATATAACTCTGTCTTTTTTGCTTTTATTCCAAGCTGAATGAACTTTCCTATCATCAAATACAAAAGACTTTCCATTCTCCCATCTGTAAACCTTGCCTTCTGACCTTAAACCACAATTACCTTCATGCACATCAACACCTAAGTGATATCTCAAACAGTTTCCTTGATGACCTTTATGTGGTTTTATATTAGTCTTAGGCAGCAATCTTGAAAATGACGCTGATTTGTGATTAGGTACGTATTTTTTTATAAGTTCTGTTGTTTCGGGCATGAATTTAGCAGTCTCAACTATGATGTCTCCAGATGGCCAGTCAAAAATAGGAAAAACCTCCCACCCCGCATTGTTATAAAGATCTGTTTCTGGATAATTCAACATCTTGTCTTTTATCTGTTCGTATTCTTTTTTAATGGTGCTGAAATTAGCCTCTAAGGATTTAAAATCTTGCATATCTAGTCTATAAACATGGGTGTAAAAGTGCCTTGGCTGGAATCAATTTTATCATCCGTCATATCGTAATACACATTCATCATCCAATTTCCCAGTATCATGGCAGAATAAGAGTCTTTTCTGGCTTTGTCCGCTCCGCTTTGTTTTCTTAAATTCAAAGGTAGGTCAAAACTTTGAGTACCCTGAGCAGATGTATTGACTTGTATCAAAGCACACTCGACTTTAATTAAATCCATCATGTCTTTTTGATGCTCCACAAAATCAATCATTTTTGAGGGTTCAGAGTTGTTTTCGTAATTAGGCAGAAAGCTTAAATTTTTAATAGGTATGTTGGCCTTTCTTTGCTTGTTGTAATCGTCGTTCATTGCTGCACCAGCGAAAAACATTCTCTTATGGTCGAAAGAAGCTTGCAACAATTCATTAGCATACCTTATCCATTTAGATGTTGGCTTTCTTAAGATCACGTAAGTACTAGTGTCTTTATTGTATTGCCTCTTTAAGCTCCGCAGTCCTTTGTCATATTCTTGATGGTTATCAAGGTCTGCATCTATTATATTTAGTTTTAATTTTTTACTTTTAAATATGCTGCTCTCATTACAAGAGTTTAAAAACTGTACACCTCCATTATAGTCGCCCACTACAGCCACAATATTAAAATGAGTCAAAAGATAAGACATATATATTATATGCTTCTTTAGGTTGGCTCCTGGTAAAGCATAACTGTGGACTACAGTGCCTTTTTTAGTTTCTTTGTTTAGCTTTATAAGCATGATTGCAAAATCATCGGACGATTCACTCTCAGACCAAGACGGGTCAAATGCCAATATGTATTCATCCCCTGGCTGACCTTTTACTTCTATACATTGACCTTCCCCATCTGGTATTGTGCATCCAGCCATCTTACTTACTTTAAAGTAACCAGAACTATCGTCTGTGAATACAGCCATAAACTCTCGATCAAATTGAGATTGGCTCATAGTAGCTTTTGCTTGATCAATAAGGTTTTGATCATAAAGTTGTTGAGGCGCACAATCATAACTAAAGTGCATTATAGTTCTGTGAGCCTTATCCTGTTCGTTTTCGTTTAAAATTAAACTCTCATACTGAGAATACATTTTGTATAGGTGTTCAAACTTATATGATGCAGAAGATAAACCAATAATCTTGTTGTTCGGCCACTTATGACGGTCTTCCTCTTTAAGTTTGCCTTGCTTAATCATCTCAGTTTCTAGATCATAAGTCTCCTGCCTTTCTGTAGGGTTTTTGATAACAGAAAGGAATGGCATAATAACCTCATTCAAAACTTTCTCAGGCATCAGTAAAAGCTCATCAATAATCATTCTCTCAAAACGGAAACCACGGAGCTTCTCGCCATCTCCTAAAGGCAAAGCAGTAATTTTGCTAGATCCGATCTCCATGACCCATTGGTCATTAGCTTTAGACACCCTAGTTATACATTGAGATAAAAATTCAGCCTTTGGGCTTTGAGCTATCTCTTCCATCTTAGTAAAGATCATTTTTGACTGTCGAAATGACTTAGATATGATTCCTATGTGGACACCCTGATTCATAATAGCGTCTAACAGCGCAAAAACGGCCGTAGAGAAGCTTTTGGACATTCCGCGACTCCATATCCCCAAAAAGTAATCGGTCTCCATCATGCCCTTAATAGCCATGTGCTGGAAAGGGAACAATCTGACCCCAGTTATAAACTCTGCAGCAAAGGAAGGGTTCTGTCGTAGAAATTTATAAAACAATATTCTTGCTTCGTCCTCTTCTAGGTAACCTTCTATTTCTAAAAGCTCTTTATTTATATCGGGGAACCTATTTCTTGACTCCTGTATTCCTTTTATCCAACTCATGATTCATTTAAATGTTTAGACCAAAAATAATTTATATCGGTCTTCCAAGATTGCTTACCGCAAACAAGCAGTTTAGGAATAAGCTCTTCACTTAACTCTCTAGATCCAGCAAACACAAATTGGCAACAGTCTTTATATTGCTTTTGTATTTCACGCATATTATGAAGAACATAATCAAGTTTATACTTCTTGTAGCTTTTGTAATTGCACTCATCCATACCTTCGAATGAGAACTCCATTACCACAAACAAGTAAGCCCCCAAAGACCTGCATCGATCAAGCTCTTTACAAAAACGAGAATATCCTACTGTCGTTGTTCCGCAAAAATCACCAAATGACTTCCTATCCACATAAGTATAGTCGTAGTCTTTAGCAGTAACACCATAATCGCCCACATCTAATTTAAAAGACTCTGAGTTTTTGAAAGAAAGAGGTTGCTGCTCTCTAGTATCAATTAATATTTTGACATCAGAATAATCATTAAAGAATTCTTTTGGCAATTTACTCCCTAGTAATGGCATTACGCCAGCCTTATCACACGCATATGTGTAACTGCCAAAATACTCTTTGTAAACCTCAATTGATGGTAATCCAGCTGATCTTAGCTCCAACTCCGTTGGGCCATAGCCCATATCTTTATTAAATACTCTCTTTTGTAGTATTTCAATTAAGTATTCCCTCACCTCTTGTGCTGGAGACTTATTCACCCACTCCATAAGCTGGTGTGGTTGAGAGAAATCTTTCGAGAAGTAATCCTTGTAGTTCTTAAAGGGCAGAAGATCTCCTGTAAGCTTGTTTTTACGTGCGTAATGCTTTACATAGTAGTCACCAAGAAACATGCTATGTTTCTTTATGTGTGTATGTAGACCTCTTTGAGCTTCGAAGTCTTCGCCGCACTCTTTACACTTAAATGACATCGTCTTGACTTATACCTAGTATCCTAGCTTTCCATTCGGCCATTCCCTCAAGTCTTTCGGCCTCCTTTTTAACTGTTTCTTTTTGCATTTCAGCAATCCTTACCATGTTGTCTCTTTCTTCTTTCTCTTGGAACATCTGAACAATAGATAATATAGAGGCATTCTCTTTTTTCTTATTTTTCATTCTGTCTGACCTGTCACCTTGTAACTTTTTAGTCAGATTCTCTATTCTACCTTCGCACTGATGGTACTCGGAGCTTTTAGCCTTGATGATTTCGGCAAGTCTAACAGACATCTCGGTCTGATCATCTGCGATATCAAACATATCATTAAGTTTGTTCAAATGCTTACTGACGACCTCTAGGTTTATGATTTCCTTACATACATTCAGGTAAAGGTTTATTTCGTCAGCAGATAAATCGGGTTTGTCCCAAGTGAGTCGTATGAACTCCTGCTCAAATAAGTCTCTGTCGCTTACGTCTAAGTAGTTATTCATTATTTTTAAAAAACGAGAATTATTTAAATTAATACCTAACCTCTCGACACATATTTGATATTGCCTATTGATTTTTGACTCCTCAAGGTTTAGCCCCGTCGCCTCGTTTATTTTCTTGACTATTCGACTAGTCGCTTTGGGAGCAATATAAGAATTCAATGCCCCACTATCTTTGGACGGTATAATGTCTGGGTTAACATCTCTAATAATATCTAAGACACCCCTTTGTTCCAAGCTTAGTGGGTTAACCCGCTTATCAGGAAACAATAATTTAGCTATCTCCAATGAAGACAACCCATCTTCGGCTTGCTGGATTATAAACTCCTTCTGTTCTTTACTAAATTTAATTGGTTCTTGTTTACCTTTGAATTGAGTATT